CTGCAATGGTCTGATCATATCACGGACTGGATGTATCAATCCGATTGATCTTGTCATGGCGCTTGCTTGTCGGAATGTGACCTGCTGGGTACCTTGGAAGTTCTTTGTTCTCCACAAATAACCACACTGAGTAAGGGTTGCTAGATGCAACTGAGATCTGGTCAATCTCAAAACTTCAAAAGCAGTCTGAAAAGTCCAAGAGGTATTAGTTATATCCCTTGTAGCAACCTTATCCTTCTGACCTGAAAAGTCCCCGATAGGATTCCCTCCAACAAGGTGTATATCACCAGCTGATGGAGTAAGAGTTGAAGGATCATCTAGTCTGGAGATATAATAATCCCGGTCAAATGCATAACCACCTACATACGTCACCTGGAGAGCCCCCACCCCTTGACGGAGGCGGATTCGATCAAGTAACACTAAACCAACTTTACGACGCCCTTCCTCTTCCCACTCATAGTCAGAAGATTCAAGGGCACTCGTATTGCTGAAGTCGCGATCTAAGTCATACTTAATTTCGGTCAAGTCGTGAATTGGGGCGGCTGGCATAACAAATTTACTTTGCAAACTTCCTACATCGAGTCTTGTGATACGTTGTTTTACAACGATCTGCCGACTGAGATACTTTAATATCTGATCTGATACCCCAGTAATTTGGGCTTGAAGTAAGTCATCATCCTGTAAGAACTTACCGACCTTCATATCAAGATACAGACGAAGTTCGGCCAAAGTCACTAGATCTGTTAATGCTGCCGCCACAATTTACTCCTATATCAAGGCGTGATTAGCGCCTGCTTTGTCGTGTGGTTGAACAACAGAGCATTAAGAGGACTCGGATTTACGTCATTATTAGCTGGAACCTCATACTGAGAGGTAACGATAAAACTCGCACCAAATACAATGGCTCCAATAGCAACCGTTGTATTGATTCGAATTTGAGTCCGACCCGTAGGCAATGCCTTGCAGTCAATTCGACCACGGTACACACGGTTCTTCGGGTCTGGTGAGGCCCCTTCAAGGAGCTGAGTGAGTGTGACGGTAGTCCCGTCAGCATCCTTCAGCGGTAAAGGGTTCGCACCTGCATCATCGAGTGTTTCGATGAATCCATCAAGGGTAGCGCCAGCAGCCATGGTACCCACGTCAATTAAGACGAGTGCTTCCATAAAGTCGCGGCACTCGATGATCGCACTATTATGATTTCCTGCTGTACGTGAGACGGGGTCGAATAGTTTCCGCACCCCATACCAGAAGTCGGCTGAATGTTTCATTTTAGATCTCTCCTAATGAAGTTTTTTATGAAACTTGAAAAAGTATGAGCTATAAGCCCGCTTACGCGGGCTATAAGCCCCTCCTTAATCAGATAAGGGTGGCATCCATTGCTTTAACAAAGGATTCCTTGCGGCGAACATTCGAGTCGAATGCTGACTCAACTACAAGCCAAGTCTCGTCCTGTAAGAACGCACTGCGGCCATTCAAAGAAGCCTGTGTGCTTACACGTACGCGCAAGCGGCTCCAGAATGCTAAGATGAGATCCCGCCAGATTCCAGCGACTACAGGAGAACCTGTACCACCAGTCGTGACGATCGCACCATTTGTCGCATTAGTCTTCGGAAGTGAAGTCGTTTTCGAGAACGCGCTTCCAAGTGCTTCAGCGAGTGAGGCATTTGACATGGGTGGTCTACCCAGCAGATAAGATTGATTTCCAACAGCAGCTTGACCCGAATAATGGTCAACCTTGAGACGCTTCATAAGCGACCATACAGTTGGACGAGACAAGAAGGCAACTTCACCGGGAACATCGTTCTCTTCAATAATGTTACGCATGATCTCGGCATCATCGAAGTTGAAGTTCCGTCCAGCACCAGCATTCAAGCTAAGAGTCTGAATTCCGGGGATTTGCAACAACCCACGGGGCTCTTGCCCTCCTCCTCCGTTGAGGGCTCCAATCTGAAGATGCCGTGCCATCTGCTCGACCATATCTTCTCGAACGAGAGACTCGATCTGCGTGGGACTGTTCTCAATCAACTTGTTTGAGATAGTCACGAACGCCGCAGCATAGCGGGGCTCAAGTTTGATCTGACCAAAGTCAATGTCTGACTCAGTTGGAACACCATTCTCATTCAGCCATGCAACAGATGTCTTGGACTTCTGCTCAGGAATCCAGACGGAAGAACCGCGAAGTCCTGACATGACACGGGCACCGAGCTCCTGTTCGAGGACAAGCTTTTCACGCAATGCTTCAATGAAGTCATCTGCAACCTGGGCTGGAACAAAGAGTCCACCACTCGCATCGACAGAAACTTGATGTCCAGCTTTGAGGAAAGGGTCACCAGAGGCGACCATAGCCTTGCGGGTTTCATGAACCAACTCGCGTTCAAATTCGCCGTCTACAGCCGTCCACGCCTCTTTATCAGATGCGCCATTCTTTTTAAGCGTGAGAGCCATGAAGACTTTCCAGAACTTGAAGTCCTTGGCATCTTCTCGGGTCAGACCTTTAACATCTACGCCAGTCTTACGCTTTGACTCTTTGACAAACACGTCGAGCTCGCCAAGTTGCTTCCGAATGACATCAAAGTCATCTTTCTGTTCTTCGGATCTCTTCTTAATGTTATCAAACTCTGAACGAATCTCTTGAACAGCAGAGCCTGTTTCAGAAGACGTTTTCAAAGTTTGCGCTAGCAACTCCTCGAGCTGCTTGAGCTGTGGGTCCATAGTGGAACCCCCTTCTCTTAATTATGCTCCCGTGGAGCTGCTAATGTGAACTTGTGCCGACTTAATCATATTCGCTAACGAAGCGTCATCAATCCGCCCACCGTAGAGTTCATCGGAGCGCGTAGTCGGTTTAGGGTCATTAAGGAAACTTTTAATTTGTGCTTCCATTTCATCGAAGCGACGTTGTCTTTCGCCAACAGTCTTGAGGCCCTCAACAACCTGACATAACTGCTGAAGGGTTGAGTCTAAAGACTTATGATAATTATGAAGGTCATCCGTCGATAGTCCAACATGTCGATTCTTTGCAAGAACGATAGCGTCTTTATTTGCAGGGACCGTCACAGCTGAAAGTTCGATTAGCGCCTGCTTCTCAAAGAAGAATCCCCACCGACCAAGACCCAGTTCTGTTCTCTCAGTTTCTGTAACAGTCTTGATACGATGTGGATCAAAACGAACACTGAATGAACGAAGAATCCCAGTCGCATACTTGACAACGAGATCGTCCCCCTGCTTGGAATGATCAAAAAAGCTGAAAGAAACCAGTTCATTAGCTAGATGTTCACTTCCAGGCTCTCCTACACCTTTTATGGCATCTGCTCGTGGACGTGACCAAACTTTAATCACGGCACCCACAGACTGATCCATATCGTGATTAAAGAGCAGGACTGGATTTGTCTTAAAATCTTCCAAGACCCATCCGTCAGGATTTAGAATATCACCATCACTATCAACTGCTCCATTAGAAGCCCGATTAAAGAAGGTTCGTTCGTCATCCCCATCCTTGAAGGTGACGCCTGAATCTTCAAACATCTCTGGGAGCATAGTCTTATCAACACTCTCAGATTTATCAGTCTTACCTAGCATTTTGAATGCACGGCTAGGATGCTGCAAGCCCTTAAGGAACTCTTGTTCCAGACTCTCAGCCGCCTTCAGTCTCTCTAAAAGTTTAAGCATTTTCTTCTCCTGCGATCAATACACAGCGGCAATTAATCACTTGCTCTGCCGGACCTGCTGCATCAGATGGCATACGTAATATCCCACCTTTTCCAACTGAGGTCATAAAGTTAAAGTTCATATCCTGCTTAGGCAATCTGCCAAAGCTTACATGATCGTGTCTTACTGTCTCATCCCCTGCTGTGACCCATATTTTCTTCTTTACACCTTCAACTTGGAAGGCTCTAAATCTAGTTTGAGATAAAACTTGTGAAACCTCCGTCCGAGCTATCCTCAGTGCAACTAGAATCTCAAGATCTAAAACCTTAACGAAGCGCTGCTTTATTTCATCAATAGTCTCGTTATCAAGTATGGCAGTAAGGAATTCTCCTTTGAGCTTATGTCGGACTCGGCGTAATGAACCTTTGACACGATCCACAGAAGACTCAATGATTTCAAGAATCTCGTCATCAG